CAGGTGGGCTGAGCTGAATGAGAAGGTGGCGAACGTGTTGGAGCAGTCTCCACTCGCGGACGCTGTCAAGATCGCTGCGCAGCAAGGCCACGCAGACGCTACTGCCGCCCTGGAAGAACAGCAGAAAGAAGCGTCAGACGCGGAGACGCTCCAAGAAATCGTCAAGCTTGCGGAGTTCGGCAACCAAGAAGCACAAGCCTTCTTGCAGAAGCTGGCTGCTGAGGAGTACGACCGGGGCAAGGAAGCCGCTTTGGAAGAGGTGCACAACACTGCCGCTCAGGAGTTCCTCAAGGGGGCCGCTGAGGTGCAGGTGTTGGTGAACCTAGCGAACCAGCAGTAAGGTCATGTACGGACACGACACCATTAAGCTGTACGCTGAGCTTTACAAGATGGCCTATGAGGCCATGGCGCAGCGGTACGGTGTCGAAGGAGAGGCGACATGAAGCGTCTACCAAACGTCCGTGAGGTGATGACCTCTGTTCGTGCTTCCGTTGCGCAGGTACGTTCGGAAAAAGTTGCCGCAGAAGCTCCTGGAGCGAACCTATCCGTTGACGTCGCCCAGGACTTGATGAAAGTGGCTTCTGAAATTAGGGATGGGAGTTTTGCTCCGGTGACCTATAATGAAGTCATGAAGTTCGCATCGCTGGTGAAAGAGGCTGTGCAAAAATGACCTCTGCTGAACAACTCAGGAAGCTAGCACAAGAGTTGCGGGACGCTTCCAAGAAGATGGACGAGGAACGCACGCAGAAGTGCGCGCAGATCCTTGTTGCAGCTCAAGGGTTGAACGAGCTCCGGCGACGCAGAACAGGAGATACAGGCAAATGATGATCGATTCTGACACACTGCCTAAGATCGCCACGGTCCTCGAAAAGCTCGCCGAGTACATCGAGAACGTTGAAGCTTCAAAGGTCGCCGAGGTCATCAATAAGAAGACCGCTGCGGCTAAGGCTTTGGCGGATAAGTTGAGCACGGCGACGGGTGAGGATATCGACGAGAACGTCGTGCAAAAGCTCGCTGAGCTCGACCCCGAAGTGGCCGCCATGATCGGAAAGTTCGCTGGTGATGCTACCAGCGTAGATTCCATGGGTGGTCCAGAAGAAGGTAGAACCGAAAAGACGGCGTCCGCAGGAGATTCAGCTGACGCTCGTTTCATTGGCTGGGTCACTGGACCTTAAACGGAGGATGCGATGAGCAATCTGAATTCACTATTCGACATTGTGACCCGGGACCCGCACCCCAATGCGCTTGCGAGTCTCATGGTCATTTTGGACGTCGCTGGCGCTCCCGGTCCGGCCCCTTCGGGGACGCCGGTCGCTGGGACCATCGGCCCCGGTACCATCGTGATGATGGACGCTGCCGGTGAAGCTGTTCTCGGGGACAGCGGTGCCTGGGCGGCCGCCACTCCGATCATGTACATGGTCGCGGTGGATGGCGACATGGACTATGACGGTGCTTTTCTGCATCGGATCACTACTCTCGAGGGTGGTCTGCAGATGAAGACCGAACAGTTCGTGGCAGGCGTGTACGTTCCCGGTCAGCCGCTGACGGTTGGCACAGGTCCGACCGCGGGTCAGCTCCTGGGTCTCACCCTCGCCGGTGAGCCCCTGGTGGCATTCGTGGGTCCAAACGGAGTCAACGCCGACGGCACGCTCGATGTGATCATGCCGCAAAGCAACGGCCGCTAAGGAGGGCGTCATGGATTATAACGTTGAAACGCCGGAAGTGACTGCCCAGCTCGTGAATTCCAGCTTCGTGCGGAAGATCGACGAAGGGCGTGTCAAGGAAGCCGCTGAGGAGAGCACCGCGTTCATCCGTGAGAAGCTCCGTCAGGAAGCGGCCGTCCGTGAGATCCTCGCCCCGGAGGGTATTTCCGAGGAAGAGATCGACCGTGACGAGGACACGGATCAGCCGAAGAAGATCATCGACAAGGAGCCGGACTCGTATGCTACGTTCGTTCAGTTCCAAGGTGTCGGTCCCCGGACTTGGTTCAAGGGTCCGCGGTATGCGATCTATTTCGGGAAGATCGAATCTCAGCGCTTCACCAAGGTGAAGTGGGAGCTGATGACGTACACCAGCGACATCCGCAAGATCCTGTCGGACAACTCGGTCAAGGACATGGCCGACGAGGAAGACAGCAAGTGGAACGAGCTGGTCACCGACATCATCAACGCTAACCCGCTCGAGCAGCGGACCGCTGGTGCGTTCCAGTCGTCAACGTTCAAGCAGGCTATGCAGAAGATGCTCGGTCGTCGGCGCCCCATTGGCAAGATGCTGATGACGAAGCTGCGCTACATGGACGCGCTGGATCTTCCAGCGGTGACGGTCGGTGATGATATCGCCAGCCGCCACTTCGACCAGGGCATTGAAGCCACAGAGAGGCTGTGGGGCATCCCGGTGGTGACCACCATCAAGAGCGACATTTACGACCCAGACAAGGCGTGGATCTTCGCTCCGCAGAAGCCCAACAACTTCCTGGGGAACTTCTACCTGTTGCAGGATGCTACCCTGTTCATCAAGCAGGAAGCGGACGTCATCATGTTCTGGAGCTACGAGGCTCTGGGCATCGGCGTTGGTAACCGGCTGTCCATGCAAGAAATCCAGTTCTAATCGAACTGGATTGCTAGGTAGAGCACTGGGGCTTTCCTGCCCTTCCTGGAGGAGTCAGACATGAAATACATGAAGTTGACGAACGTGTCTCCAGCGCGCAAGGCTTATTCAGGTCTGCGTGACGGATCGGGAAGGCCTCTAGTGCTAGATCCCGGTGACATGAAGCCCGTCCATCCGGGCGTCATGAAACACCGTACCATCGAGGCGGACATCAGGGCAGGAGTCCTTTCGGTTCAGATGCCGGGGGAGGAGGCGCCCAAGCCCGCGCCAACTCCTGCGCCTGCTGACTCTCCACCGGCCGATCCTCCCGCGGATACTCCTCCGGCGGACAATGACGACGTTGATAAAGATGACGGGAGCGAGGATGATAACGCGGAGCTCCGCGAGCTCTTCCTCAGCGCTCCTGGTATCACTGAGAAGAATGTCAACGCCGTCCTAGACGCCTACACAAACCTCCAAGAACTGGCCGACGCCAGCGAGGAAGACCTCGTTGCTGCTGGTGTGACCAAGTCTTTCGCAGGGCGTGTTGTAGAGTGGGCCATCGAGAACCTCTAGGCTACCTCAAATCCTTGTTGTGACTACCCGACTGTCGTCGTATCCTTTCTATATGACGACGAAAGTCGACCATAACTATCCGTCTCCTGGAGACTTGGTAATTGTAGACGCTGATACGTCTAATCCGATTCAGTACGCCATCATTCGGGTCTACAATGCAGCTTCCTACCCCCCCAGCTCATTAATTCGAGAAACCTGGGTCGGAGAGACCCAAACCGACGTCAACGGTGAATGGCTCGACCCCATTTTTTTGGATGACGGCCTGAATTGGGTAGTTCAAGTAAGTAAGAGACTCACGTACAGCACTCAGATTGTGGAGATCTCCACATGACTGTACACGTGAATCACGACTATCCCCACGAAGGGGATTTACAGGTTGTTTCTGAAAACGGAGAACCTTTGGAAGGAGTGACTATACGAATTTTTGAGCTCGAGAAATTCCTGGCGGGGGAGACTAGCAGTTGGGTGGCAGAGACTGTTACCGACGCAGATGGTAATTGGGTTGATACCATCGATTTGGAAGACGCTAGGTCTTGGGCAGTACACTTTCAGAAGCTCGACATTGTCGGTCCTGAACATCGAGAAATAATGACATGATTCCCGAGGTAATACGATGGGCGACCCTATGGACAGTCGGCCTCCAAAAACGCCGCGCAGCACATTTAGTAGTAGTCCCAATGGTGGAGTATCCCTGAAATGGATCGAAAGAGAGCTCAGTCGTCTGGACAGCGGAAAAGTAGACAAAGCACACTACAAGCCCGAACTGTCGAATTTAAAAGAGAAGCTTAGTACTTTTGAAAAACAAATTTCAGAAGTAAAGCGAGAAATTGAAGATGACCTCCAAAAGCTCCAGACCCTCCTTGGCGATGACGTCTCGGATGCGCAGGCCGCGGCTATCAGCGCGGAATCCAAGGCGGGGCAACAAGAAGAAAGGGTCGAACTCGTGGAAAAAACCGTGAATTTTTGGGGAACCTGGTTTTTACGTGGTCTCGTAGGTATGATTCTTCTTTTGATTACGGCTGGTGGAGGCTGGGTTTATTCTCACGTTAGGCTAGAAGAAACAGCTAAGAATTCTAGCAAGGCCGTTGAAAACCTACGTGTCGAAGTTGTTCAAGTGAAGCGAGCGCAACAAGAACAGCGGGATACCCTGACTCGAATGGAATCTCGGACCTTCGATGAAGAGGAAGAAGTGGAAAAGGCGTTGCGGCGAGTCCTTATTGACGTATTGGACAAGAAAAAAGAATAGCTTTGAGCTATAATTGAGGCGCTCAAGGAGGACATGATATGACAGCCATCCCGCTAAGAACCATTGATTCGAAAACCATTGTAGGAAATAACTTGGTGGGTGTGCGCCAGCGGGTGATTCGGACGGGCCAGTTCAATGGTGTTGCGCCGGTAGTGACGGGTCCTCCGCAAATTGATCCTCTCGATGGCGCGATGTTCGCTTCGGACTTGTACATGTATGCTGACGTCCAACCCGAATGTCTGGTGGGGAATCTTGCTGACGTTAATGGACAAGTGTTGTTTAAGGCAATAGACCAAACGGTAGACGCCAAGCTTGTCACCATTTCTTTAATTCCGGGTACTGCATTGAGTGTAGATATCGTAGGTAGACTAATTGTGATCACATTTGTCAATGGTGTTACGACGTATGCTGCTCTCCTTGTTGCTTTGGCTGCTCACCCAGACTTGCCGACCTACTTTGACATGGCGCTTCCTGGGACTGGAGCGTCTAATGTGATCGCACAGGATGCCCTCACCTTTGTGGAGCCCCCTCTCGTACAGGCCGTGCAAAACGACGGGGGAATTTTCATGTTTACCCCCGGCCCCAGGGCAATTTCCTTGCATTCTATTTCGCTGGTATGTGGTGCCGGATCCATAGTCGATGCCTTTATCCGAGATAAGGGTGGCGCCAACCCCCGGCAAATTCTCACGGGTGTAGCAGGAGCCGCGAACGATCATACTGTAGATATTCCACTTTTGTCGTCTGAGGAAATCATGATACAGGAAACAGTATCCGGTGTGCCGGGAGTTGGAATTGATAAGTATGTGACACTTTACCTCGTAAAAGACCAGGTACTCTAGATGGCGGTCACCCTCAACCAGAACGCGGCTCCCCTCACTATGGATGTCATTCGGATGTTCTTGAGGGATCAGCCCGACAAGAATCCGCTTCTGGAAGACGTGGAGTGGGATGAGAAGGAGATCAACAACGCTATTGATCTGGCAGTTTCCAAGTATAACGTGATGACACCTATCACAAATACCTTTCCGGAGCAGATGAATGCTTGGATGCTTTTGACAGGTGTCTGTTGTATCCTGTTCCGGTCGGAAGGTGCGAGGCAATTGCGAAATCAAGTTCAAGCACAAGACGGTGGAATTGCTCCGGTTGGCTTGGACGAAAAAGAGTCCCTCTACATGCGCTGGGCTGATTGGTTCTGTGCCGAGTTTGAGAAAATTGCTCGAGCGGTCAAGACTCAAGCCAACATGGAAGGTGGTTGGGGCGGCTTGACTAGTGGCGGAGGTGGCGCATACGGTGGGATGTCTTCCGGCTACCGTTGGGTTGGTCGCTGGTATCGAAAAATCTAAAGGAGACGCAGATGGATCCAACTCTACGACAAAAAGTGGCCCAGTTTTTGAAAAGCGAGGGCGTTTTCGAAAAGAGCGCGGCTAGAATGCCTCCGGTGGGGGACGTTCTACGCGGTGCGGGGTTCAAGTTGAAGGCACTCGCACGAGCGCATCGCGGGAAGTTGGGTCTCATCGGCGGAGCCGGAGCCGTTGGCGGCTTGGCAACTTCGATGGGTAAGGGTGAGCAGAAGGCGCAACAAGACGCAGCCGAGCTCAACCAACTGATTGAGGCGTACCCGGAGCTGTTGTATGAGACTCCGCATACCCCCTATCAGCCAGAAGGTGAACCCGCATACTATCAAACAGGGATGGGGGGTTACCCTCAGTACTAAGTGATGAAGGGTACACCTTACTCACAGACTTATGCTAAGCAAAAAACTCCTCCGCTACCGACCAAGTTCAGTGTTGAGGTAACTCGTACGGTTGCGTCCTTTCCTCGTCGAGTTTTTATACAGTGGGCTCTCCGGAAACCTCCCGCAGGGGATGGCTTTTTATTTGACGTGTACCGTTCTGGCTCTCCTGAGGGAGAGTGGGAAGAGTTGGTCACTGACCTGGCCGACGTGTACCTTTACGTAGATGGGCATTTCGATGAGCCCATTGTGGCAGGTGGTGAGCGTCGCGACCTCAATCTGTTCTCTTTGCACCGCACGATCTACTACAAGGTCGTGTGTAGATTTGGTTCTCAAACGGCTGAGACGGTGGCGCAACTCGAAGCAGGACTTGACCGCCGACGAAAAGGAATCCATCGAAAGCTTGTCCGTGATGCCGCCAAAGCATTGAAGCTGGTAGTGGGAACGGAAGTCGCTATTTTAAAGAAACGCCGGTGGGGGGCTAAATGTGAACACTGTGTTTCGAAGGGTACTGCTCAAGTAGTTCGAGCACACTGCAAATACTGCTGGGGAACCGGGTTCTTGGGGGGCTATTGGGAACCTGTTTACGGATATGCTCAACGTCAACGCTCGCCTATCCAGACGCAAGTAGCCCCTGAAGGTCATCTGGACCTAAATCGAGTGCAGGTCATCATGCTTAACTTTCCGCAAGTAGAACCAGGTGACGTCTTAGCATTCATGCGTGACGACAAGCGTTACAAAGTTGAAATAGTTAACCCAACACAAATTCACTCTGTGGATGTACATCAAGAACTTCAAGTGTCTGAGCTTGCGCGGTCCGCAGTAGAGTACGGCCCCGAGATCGACGCTTGGCACGACCCAAAATGGTATTGATATGGGTGGAATAGTACGCACAGAACCCCCCAACCTCCCACGCCTGGAGGGAGAACACCAAGACATCATGCCGGGGACACCCTTAGCGGTGGTCGGCTGTTGGCTTGCTGCGTTACGTTATCGTTTTAACGATAACCCTGGTGAGCCCCTCCCGTGGGTGTGGGATCCGGATTTGCGCCCGGACGATGACGAAGATGGACAACCTCGAAGCGAAGAGGGGGTCCCGCGAAAGCTGTTAATTGAGGCAGCATTCAACATTGAAAAAGAGATTCGAAACTACCGTCCGGCTATTTACGTTGATCGAGGCGCTATCGTACCCATGAAGCACCACGTAGATAACTTTGTGGGAAAGCATATCCCGACAGGGCTCAAAGCGCATCACGCGATGGCTAACATGCCCATGTCTTTTTTAGTTGAGTCAGAATCCGCCGGAGAGTGCTGTCTTATTGCAGACACCGCTTGGTTTTTTGTCCTTGCTACGCGGGACCTTTTTAGAAAGGATTTTGGGTTCCACGAAATTTCTAACCCTGTGATGGGCCCAACACAATCACAGACAGCCCACGATAAAACAGTGTGGCAGACAACAGTAGAGTTCAACGTCCAGTTTGATCTACGCTGGACTACGCGTCCAATTGCTCCGTTCCTGCGGGAAATCAATCTCCGATTGCGGGATGCTGCTAACCCGCAGCTGGTCTATCATGAAATTGCACTACGCGATTCGGATACTTGACCGTATAATTGGGCGAGCAGATAAGACGCGACAAGACGTGGAGGAGACCCCATGGCTATGCAACGACCTAACGTGATTGTCTTCCAAGAGTACGAGAGCATCACGGTAGCCCCCGACATCCCTGACCTAAATGTCATCGTTGTCGGCTACGCCTATCAGATTCTGGACTACTTGGATGATAAATCTGACTGTAAAGCTGACACAGGTTACGGTGTCGAAGACGGGGCTATCCCCGTTGCTGGATCTGACAACTACACCGATCCTACAGCAGTGATATTGTCCAACCCGCCCAATATCGAGTCTGGTGCCCTTGTTTCGGAGGACAGCGTAAGCGTTTTCTTCGACGATTTGCGCGCCGTCGTGTCTGAGTGGGACGGTGTGGCTGCCACGCACGGGCGCTACACGCAGAACGACAACCTGTTTTGGGCTAACGACACCGACGGGTTAAACGCTGCGACATTCCCTGCAACCAACGGTCAGCATTTCGGCTCTGAAGGAGTCGAAGCAGGCGATATCCTGCTGGTACAGCAAAACGCCGGTGGGTCTGCGGACTACAAGCTGACAGTTCGGGAGTTGTGTTACACCTTCTACGATGACAGTGTGACTCCGCTCACCTTCATTACTAACGGTGTCTCTCCTGGCGACATCATGACGGTGTGGAATGATTCGGCTCCCACCGTTCGCGACGGTACGTACATCGTGAAGCGTGTACTCACCGAAACTTCTCTTGAAGTCGAAGAGGTGATCCCCGGAGCCGGAAACATCACGGTTGCTGGTCCCAACTGTTTCATTCGGATTCAGTCTCCGGCAGGGGTTGTTCGCGTTGAAAACACCACCCCAGCTGACGGCGCACTCTACGACACCTGTAACGCTCGAATGAATTCGGACTTCGGTGCCGACTACGTGGGTCCGCCTCCTGGAGCGTCTACCGAGAAGTGGCGAATCGAGCGTGAACTTGTCGACGTCGACCTGGACGCCACCGATTTCTCAGTGAGCGGAAACGAGATCACCATCAATGGAGCGTTGACTGTCGACGTAAGCGCTACACTGTTGGGATGTCCCGTGACGTACTCTGAAATCTACGTGGAATACATGGCGCAGAGGACGGATCTCCAAACGGTCAACACACTGACCTCTACTGCCGAGATGGAAACTACGCTTGGCAAGCTCGACGCACGGAATCCGTTATACGTTGGTGCATACATCGCCGCGCTGAACACCACGACTCCAGTGAAGGTCTACGGCCTTGGAGATTTCGCTTCGGAGGAGCTGGCGTACCTCGACTTCATCGATAAGATCAGTGCGGAGCGTGACATCTACGCCATTGTGCCACTGACCTACAACACCACGGTCCTGGCGTCCCTGAAGTCCATGGCTGAAAACCTGGCCGATCCGAACTATGTCCTGACCAATGGGATTAAGCAGAAGTTCCGCGCTATTTTGGGAGCGGTCAAGCTGGAGACTCAGAAGGTTATCCAGGACGTGACCGGCGGGGCGTCCACCTTGCAGAAAGCAGGGACTGCGCCGGTGGTCCCCACCAACGACGATTACCGCACCATGAAGATCTCAGGTGCGGCAATGCCGGATCTCACAGCCGCGAAAGTCCTTCCGGGAGACCGAGTGCAGTTGCAACTCTGGGATGGTGCGGCGTTGCAGGCATTTGAGTTTACGATTTCGCACTATAACGGAGTTGTGACACTCAAAGAGGAACTCGAAGTCGACCTCAATACCGCCCAGCCTGTGACCCAGCAAGGTCTCCCGGTCTGGGGTGCGGGTCCGGGTACGTGGGATAACTGGCTTCCTGCGGGCTACACCTACGCGCACGCCACGGAAACCTTTGCCATCGTAGACCCTGACGGTATTCCAAAGGTGTCGTTCATCCCGGGCGTCGGTAACCTAACGCTTGAAGCAGCTAACCTCGATGATTACTACCTGGTTCTTCAAGTGCCGGGAGCGACGTTCATTACGGACGGTGTCATCCCTGGAGATACCCTTCAGATGCCGCTGGATTGCGAGGCTGACCCGGGTGATTGGGATGACCTGACCAACCTGCAGGAGTGGGAGGTCAACGCCATCCTGAGTCAAGAACGGATAGAAGTTCGAAATGAGGGAACCAACAGCTCAACGGTGGCGAACGAGCTCCCGCACCTGAAGAAGCGCTCTCTAGTGCCGCCACTTACCGGTGTTTTGGAAGACGTCACCAATGGCGACATTTTCTTCCGCATCATGAGGGACATGGACAAAACCGAGCAGGTCACGTCCATGGTTGCGGTAGCTACGAGCTTCACGAGCAAGCGTCTCGTCCTGGCGTATCCGGATTCGGTGGACATTTCTGGGCTGGTGGACGGCAGCAAGCCCCGGTACGGCTCGAATACTCCAGCGGAAGCCGACCCGCAGCCGGGTTACTACCTGGCATGTGCTATCGGTGGACAGACTGCCGGGCAGCCGTCGCAACAAGGCTTTACGAACCTGGGAATCTCCGGGATCTCGAAGCTCTACAACTCGAGCACGTACTTCAACGAACAGCAGATCACCGATCTGTCCAACGGCGGCGTGTACGTCTTCATCCAGGACAACCTGGCGTCACTACCGTACAGTGTGCACGAAGTCACAACGGACACGACAGCGCTGGAAACCGGTGAGTACATGGTGGTGAAGAATTTCGACTTCATCGCCTGGACGTTCCTCGATACCCTCTTCCCGTTCCTGGGGATCTGGAATGTTACCCCGGAAACCATCGAGTTCATTCGGCAGGCTATACGGACGACTATCGAGGCTCTCCGAGCCCGGTATGTTTCGAAGATCGGACCGCCTTTGATTGACGCGGTCATTGATGGTGTGGAAGAATCAGACTTGAGCACGGATCGGATCGAGGCGTACGTGAGCGTCGATCTTCCGATGGTCCTTAACACGATTGGACTGCACTTGGTGGCGTAAATGGAGAAGGTCAGCGAAGACGTCATCGTCAAAACTGCACACCTGATAGGTGTGACACAGGCGATGTTAGACAAAGGCTACACTAAAGATGGAGTGAAGTTGGCGTACGTCCAGTCTGGCGTGTTCCCGGAAGACATTGCTGACTATTTCGTAAAGGCCGCAGCCGAGACAAATCTGACCAAGGAAGCCATAGCGCCCGCTGTTGTTGCAGGAATTGCTGCTATCGGATCCAAAGTAGGTCCGTGGCTTCTTCGGGGTGCTAAAGCGATTGGTCGTTGGGCAGGTAAGTCCAAGGGTACCCTTATGAATAAGGGAACTCAGATGGAGGGTCTCAAAGGTAAAGCTACGCAGTTAGCAGGGAAAGCTGTCGGCGGAGCAGGGGCCGGAGCCGGTAAAGTCGTGAAAGGTCTGGGTAAAAAGACTGTTCAGGGAACGGCCGCGGTTCGGCAAGCAGGCCAAGCGTGGCAGGGAGCACAAGGTGCAGGAGCTAAAGCCAAGCTTCTCGGATCTGGAGCCGTTAACGCCGGTAAGGGTCTTGTGTTCGGGAGCGGAAAAGGGGTTGGAGGGGGCATCGGACGCGCAGGATTCTATGGTAGTATGGGAGCAGGGGCCTTGACTATGGCTCGAGGCAGAGGCGGCACACAAGCAAGTCCGCAGATGCAGCGGATGCAACAGATGCAGCAGATGTACCCGCAACAGCGGATGTACGGAGGATAGCATGCCAAGTAATGTACCACTGGGAATCACGAAGGGCATTGGGAACTGGTTTTCCCAGCAGCACTCCGTTGAACGCGTCACGGACAACGCGGCGTATACCTCAGCCCACCCAGACGATACCCTGGTGTTGGCGGGTCCTCCGCGTAAATTGAGCGTACAGGAGCAGGCCTCCTCCGGATGGCAGAGCCTTCTGGCTATCGGCATGATGCAGACGTTTCAGATTACGTCGCAGAAGCCGACTCAACCGCTGATGGCGTTGGGGTCCGGACGCACGTTCTACGTGAGTGGCAAGAGCCAGACCACGTGGCGGATTGGCCGACTGTTCGCCAACGGTCGCAACTTGCTGCGGGCGCTGTACCATAACGCGGTCGCCGGAGGCGTAGAAGTTCAGAAGCTGGACGATCCTGCCTCCGAGAATCAGTTCGACAACATGTTTACGAACCTGGACTCCGAGCTGTACTACATACCGTTTGGCCTCGGAGCCATCTTCAAGGACAAAGTTCACGACCTGATCGGTGGTTTCTACGCTGAGTTGGCCATGATCAATAGCTACACTGTGGGCTTCACCGCAGGGCAGAATATGGTCATGGAAGACGTTGGTGGAATGTGCGACCGGCTACTGCCGTTCCGGCCCACGTCTGTGGCGCAAATGTCGAATGTTCCACGCTCGACTATCGACCAGGTCATCGGCTTCGTTCACAGCAATGAAGACACTCTCACCAAGAATACGGGCATTACCGATACTCAGCTGGATAAAGCTGACGCGTACCCGTAATCCTGCTATAGTTTTCGTGTTATGCCACCACGGAAATTTAAACACCTCGATTCATCTGAAGAAGTCCGACGCACCGCCCTGGGCGAACAGCCCATGCGGAATAACCTCTACGGTCCCGGCGGTAAGATGCTCGCCGAGATCCAAAAGTACGACCCCAAATCCGACACGTACCTCTTGGTCAGCAGGGGACTCGGTGGCGTTCCGGGACAAGCGGGGGGGCGGAGACTCGCTGGAGTTCCTCGCCGCGTAGAAGATCCGGGAACCATTGCACCACTCGAGAATGGTACAGTAGTTGTTGTCGATACCTCTCTGGGGTTTCCGTATATCGACGGTGTCCTGAACATCAACGCTTCGAGCGAAAAACGTGAACGTGCTCCGCAGCCCCCGTCGCTCGCCGGTGCTGAAGGGTCTACTGTCACTGAAGCGATGGTCACGGACGGAATGCCGGGGTATTACAAAAACGTCCAGACTCCGGATGACGTAGTTCCTGGAGACTTTGTTCGTATGTCCCCTGACGGAAATTACCTCGCTATTTTACGAGGTAAAGAGAGTCGCCTGTACGGGAGTGAGAAAGCCCAAATTTCCGTTATCGGGTTGAACGACCTGATTCGTGTGATTTGCGAGGACTACGAACACTTCAATGGTTTTGGGACTTTTAAGATTTCCAATGCTGAAGGACGCGGGAATATTGAAGTGCGAGGAGGCGCAGACCAGCTCAACGAAACCGGAGGTGATGAGGAGCAGTGGACCTTCCATCTCGATATCGGAGACCAAGGAGAATTCTTCGATATGCGCATCACCACTCTTGACGGCAAGACTCTGTCACAGTTCAAGCTCACGCCTGACGGCCAAATAAGATTGATGGCGGTGAAGGGCATCGAACTCGTCAACGCTGACGGAGCCCCCCGAAGTGAAGAAATAGGGGGCGACCACTATCGGCGAGTGATGGGCAGTACGAAAGATAAAATCTCTGGAGCGGCAACTACGACCATCGAAGGTGAACGCACTACGAATACGTCAGAGAGTGACAAGAAGGTTATAGGAAACGACCAGGTCAAAACCATCAATCGAAACAAAGTTACACAAGTCGGAGGTAACTTACAGGAGACAATTACAGGTGGAGATCCTCTCACCGCAAAGCCTACAAATGTTGCAGTAGACCGACAGGTTTTGAATGGAAGCTACTTCTTGGAACTGGGTAATCCTACCGCCGGGGCTAACCCCTCCGCCATGGCGGGGTACAACGTTTTTGTAAATAATGGTGAGATAACTTTTGGAGAGAACCCTCGAGCCCTCGTACCAGTTACGATGGCTAATGTAAATTTGAACACATCACAACCGAACTCCGTAGCTTTAGGAGGCACTGTGGGTCCTGGAGCAACCATGGCGGTACAGCACGCAATGTTGTTTGAACCCTTCTCTTCGATGATGGCTACGTTGATCTCGTTATTAGACTCCCATACACACGCAACAGCGTGGGGTCCTTCAAGTCCCGCTATGGCGCCTCAGCCCGGAGGTTTTTCATCAGCGTTGTCGTCAACTCTCCCCAATATCTCAAGTATTCGGGTCCTTATTGGGGCATAATCGCGGCTTGTATAAGGCGCACAGACATCCTATACTTGGTTCAGCAAATTTGAGAGAGCGAGGCTCCCTACAACGGAGGGTTTGAGAAATGCCTAAACTAATCGCTGCAGCCTTGATCAATGACGTAACTATCCAAGATCCGTTCCCGACGGATGACAAGCTCGTCATTTCGCTTCCGCACAGAGCAGCGGGTGCTCCCCCCACGTTCGTCGAGACGGACGTGACACGTGGGCAACTCGAACGCTTGCGGGATCAGATGGTGGGGTTGGAATCTCAAGGATTGATCCGATGGAGCGTCGAAGCATCGGATGAAGATGAGCGCGCTGACGAGTTCGGGTATGAGGGCCTCCCCATGCTCAGCTGGATTGACATAGCTGCCAACCCGCTCTCTGTGGGTGGTGGTGTCGCGGGTGGGACCATCACAGGAATCAACCTCCTAGGTGGTCAGGTCAAAGATCACGTCACTTTTGGGGACGTTGCGGACCCCAACAACTGGCTACGTCTCGACTTGCGCGTCACAGATATCGAGCTCAGTGGTGACTCGAATACGGGTGGCTTTTTCAATTTCAGCATTGTCGATGCCGGTCTTGGTAACCCGATTGCGGTGAACACCTATACCCCCGCTGTCGGTACCGGGCCGTACGACCCGACTTTCGTTCCGGCTGAAATCATCATGGAAGTCGACTTTGCGAACGTGGCCCATACCTGGGCTGCTCTGGGTGCGGTGATCAACGGTGCTGCAGGTCCTGGTCCCGCCGATATCTGTCAGGCAGTGTGGGATGTCGGTACTGACCCGATTACCCAGGCGTACGCAGCTGAGCGCTCCTCGGGGCTGCTCAACGGAGCCGGTTCCAGTCTGACTATCGGAGGCGCACCCGCGACCATCGATCTGATCGAGGATACCCGCGTGATTTACTCCATCGCGGCTCCCATCGTCGGTGCAGCCGGTGACATCGCCCAGATTGATCTCCGGACGAACAACAAGCTGGCTCAGATCAGCGCCATCCTCGTGGCCTAAAACCAAAAAAAAGAGGCGCAACGGTTTTTCGTTACGCCTCTTTGGTTCATTCATCTTCAGCACGGATCGCTTCCTGCTCGAACGGATTATTATCCGTATCGCCAGTGAACAACCATGCCTTTACCGTTTCGTAGTAGTACCCAGGTAGGAAACGTACCAGTCCACCACGGTCGCGAATCTGGTCGCAGTGTTTTAGCTCATGGCGCAAGTTTCGGGGAGTGAAATCCTCCATCGAACGAAACATGATGATCTCACCAAGAGCGAAGGATGTTTTCTGCGCGTGTCTTCTATCCCAGGTCGCAGTGTCTTTGTAACAGTAGAGCTCCACGCCTCTTTCCGTGCGAATGTAATGCCCTCGAACTTGGGCCCACAAACGTAGAGCATCGATTAACCAATCTCCCATGCAACCTCCTCATGGGAGAATCCCTCGAGACCGACATTCTTCGTAAAATTGATCGAGCTTTGCGTACGCTTCTTCCACGCCCACCCCTAGCTCATCTTCGGGGTAAGTATACCGTATGGTAGGAGCGACTTCTTCGAGATCTTTTATCCAGCGTATTCTCTTGGTGCGTCTCTTGATATTGACACGACGAATGAGTAGGACTGCGTCTTCAATCTCTTTGTCGTCCAACTTTTTGAGTGGTACGACCTTGCCAGCAGCGTTCATCCACATGTCGAAGTCCTCTATCCATCTCCAGTTTTTCGCGACTCTTGTGCTATCTAGTTTCTCTTGTTTCTCTGTTGATCGGTGTTTCACAGCTTTTCCAAGCTCACAATAGTAAAGCTCACTGAGCGTGAGTGCTACTCGCTGCTTTTCCCCCTTAACTATCATCTTTACTCGAACGTCTTTGGGCTTTACGCCGTTCTCTAGTTGGTGCTTGACTACACGCACATCTAAGGCGTGTTTTTCACACCCCGGAATGTAGATGCGACTACCGTCCTTGAGTGTGGCTACGAGTTCCACACAGCAATCTTTTTGGCACCCTTGTATAGTGCACCCTGTGTGGTCAGACCGGTGCTTATGTAGATAATGTCCCATAAAGTTCCTCACACCAAAAAAGACGCGAGGGGGGAGCACCCCTCGCGCCTCGACGGCGGCTACTTGTCGTCGCCCTGGTTGTCATCCGCATTCTCCTTGCGCTTCTTGCGGATGACGGAAACGACGGCCTCACCGCCGCGGAGGACCGCGTAGGTGGCGACGGGCACTATCAAACCTTTGAAGAACGCTCTCATTTTTTCTTCCTTTCGTAGTTCTACCCCTCAGAAGTCTGGAGGGCTGTTTCTGAGTACACTAACTTGTACCGTTTTCACCATCGGTTTTTGAAGGATCTGGGGACTCTTTTTCGGACTTTTCAGACTCTGAAGACTCTGGTTCCTCTTTCGACTCTTGGTTTTTTCTCTGTTTCCTCTCGGATAACCAATCCGCAGTTTTCTCGACGATTTGCTCACCGAGAACTGCCAGGACGGCTACCCCCACCTCAATCAGGATCATTTTCCAGGGTGGGCCACCTCTACCTTTCTTCGCCATTGTCTCTTACTCCTTTCTTTGCTATCGTTTTTTAATGACGTGGCACCAACAAACAGAGTCGTCGGAACTCGAAAAATTGGGTAAGATTACTGTGCGGCTCATCCGTGTAATGACGTACGAGAAGCTGGCTCGGGCACAAGCTCAGCTTAGAGCCCACGGGGTGCAAACTGAATTTCTCGATACGTTTAGGAAACACGCGGCTGCCGACCTGAAGAATCTGAGAAACCATGAGTCTGAATCTGGAGAGCGGAAAACGCGCAGCGACAGCTAAGGCCGCGAAGAATAGCGGGCTTTACGCTACTGCTCGTCGTCGATATGGCGGGAACATTACCGCAATGAAAGGTGATGCTCCGCTTGGGTTGCTCATTGGGCACGTCTTGCGAGTTAACCCCGCACTCGAAGACGCACCCGCAATCAAAAGAGATCGGCGCAGAGGTTTTATGAAAGCTTCCATCAACGAAGCCCGTACAGTAGACATCCGTGATGTACAACTGGATGAACCCGCTACCTGCGCGTTCGTTTACGGTCGTGAAATCAACCGATCAGCATCAAGTCTTTATACCACGTATCCTAGTCTCTTTACGCGTGCTGACCGGAACCTGTGGAAGTGTGCGTACCTCTTCGTAGTTCTCGGAGCTCCTATTTTCAACTTTATCTGGCAAAAAGCTAATCCGATTATTAAAACAACCAAGGAACCTGTTTTTGTCAGGAGCGGTCGTGGTGGAAGGGGTAACTGGAAGATTGAGGAGGAAGTAGAGAAGAGCTCCATCAACACTGCCTATGATGATATCCTTTACGCCGTAAATTCGATGACGGCCGCTCCTCCTGGGTGGCGGCTCACGGAATTTCGTAAGCTCGTGCTTGTAGATTGTGAATACGTTTTTGAACTGTGGCGGCTGTACGGACCCGAAAAGATGGTCGGGTTTGGAACATTGCCGGTTCTCAGCTACGATCAGATGCGCACCATCATGAATCGGGTGAAGTAGATGGGTTGGCAAAAATGGGAACTCGACTTACCCGACCTGTCTCCCGGGGCGGACCTCGCAAAAATCATTGATAAGATCCGAGAGTTCCTGGAAGTCATTGTCGGAATACTCGAAACCATTCTTAATTTCATCACCGCATTCACTGATCCGCTTGCCTCCGCCATTAAGTCGCTCATCGATAAAATCAAAGAAACCATCGAAGGGTTCTTGGAAGACGTGGGCGTCTACGTGTTACACGTGCCTATCCGCAAACGCCTGATGACCAACTTCCTCAACTTGGGGGATATCACTCCTGACTGGGCCGGGAACCTTGGCATTTTTGGAGAGGGTGTTGCAGACACTGATAGCCCCGGGAACTCTGGGCAGATTCTCCCGCCTTGGCAGGATGATAACCTGAACGACTTTTTGGTCCAGGCCAACCGTTACAACGGCGGGAATTACGGATTCTTTAAAACAGTCATCGAATCTCTCTGGGATCAAGGAGACATCAACCGTCCGCAATTCTTCGATGAGGATGATTACGTAGGTGGCGTCGTGATGTTGATGGGGACGGACTTTGATCCCCTTGGTTTTTTGGATGATATTTGGAAACTATTCGGTATCTTCGATTTGGGAATTGACGGTGTTCCCAAGGCCCCTCGTCCTAAAGGATTGAAGGGTCGCGCAATCACGCCTATCGTAAAAACTTCTACGAATGCTACTGGGGGGAAGTTCAGTGCGTTCCTTGAATGGGAACCTGTCGAGGTTCCTATAACCCAGCTTACGGACCTGGGTGGTGTCATTCTTTTCCCGGAGCGCTACGCCGTTCTACGGTCGAAGAACAACGTCAATGCTTTGGCTGCCAATTCGGTTCCGGATTTGATGGGTACGCGAACGCTTTCGAGCGGTGCTACGTTTGGACCTACCGAGGTCATCTATGAGGGTTCTTATGACCCCATGGACGTGACGTTTATCGACGAGGATATCGCTGCAGAACCTGATGATTCTTTCTACTACACTATTGCGTGGAAGTTGAAGGGTTACAACGCAGACGAAGCTGTGACTGATGATGGGGGTACGCCATACGACTATTGGTATACTTCAAACGTTGTGCGCATTGTACCGTATCCGACACGTCCAGGTAGTACTCCCCCTGATTGGATTCGAACACCTTCCATTGCTTCGATCTTCCCACAGTTCGCCTATTTCTTGAGGATGATTGTAGCAGAGCTGGAAAAACTCGCAGGAAAGCTTGTGGGGGCTCTCGATTTCATCACCGACTATGTTGAGTTTTTAAAGTCAGAGATCGCACGGTATGAGGCACTGGTAAATCGCATCCTCGATGCTATAGAGGCTATTCAAGCCAAGTTCGACCTCCCAACTTCGGGTGTTTATTACCGCCTTTTCAAGGGTCAAGGGGGTAATACTTTCTTCATCCAAGATCTCGCTCTTTCTCTGAGATCCAGTTACGCGTCTTCACCTCCGTTCCACAAGGGTGACGAGTACGTCACAGGTGTTATCCTGATGACCGGAGGACCCGAGGTTCTTGTAGAGACTTTGATGACGCTCATGGGGTGGCTCTTTGGAGGAAGTGCTAGCGGACTTACCCCTGTCCTCGAAGGTCTCGATACTGCGGTAATGGCGATTGAAGACCAATGCTTCGCCGAGGACATGTCCATCACAGCTTGTTCTGCAGAAACCGAGCTACCACTGGACCTCTGTGATCCTGGTGTAACCCCTGCGCCTACTGCTACATTCGGTCCGGACATGGGCATCGTGCCCGAGACCACGGAGGACTGATATGCCGATGTATGATTATCGTTGTCCTGATTGTGAGTGCGAAACTGAAGAAATTGTGTCCGACATCGCCACAGTCGTTTCATGTCCGGAGTGTGGAGCACGCATGGTCCGATTTTGGAAGTCTGCGCCTCCGACTCTCAGCGCAATCATCCCGTCTTACCCTGGCTGTAAAGGGCAGAAAGCTGGGTATGTCCATTCGCACGGCCCCAAACGTCCGGCTACTAAAATCCAATCTGGATACGGAGGAGCACAGAGTCCTAAAAGCTAAAAAGGAGGGCACGAACGCCCTCCTAGGTGGGATCCACCAGTTTCCAAAGCCAGAGGGTCCCAGTTCTTTTACCAAGGATTTCTATCCTGTGAGAAATGCCCTATAATACTATTGTCATGAGAAACGGACTTCTCAAATACGCTGGTAGTGTGTGGTTTCGGCCGCCTGGAGTTCCCTTTACATTTGCAGGATCTCCCGACTACCAAGAGCGCCTTACGGGTATGACCAAGTGGGCTCCGCGTGGGATGGTGGAAAATGTAGCCGAGGGGCTCCAAGAAGGTCGTACTGTAGAAGAGCTGGCGCAAGAGGAGCGTAGCAAAGGACTTCTCAAGAGCCTTGGTGTCGGAGCTTTGGCGGGGGGCACTGCTGGAGGAGTGGCGGGACGCGTTGTGGGAGGAGAAGCCGTCGCGGCTCCTTTCAAGGAACTCCTGTCTAAAGGCGTCTCGCGAAACACTCTTAAGGGTTTGTGGAAAATTCCAGGCTCAGCGAAACTACTCCCGTTGCTCGGGATCGGAGGTGGGTTGCTCGCCGGTGGTGCGCTCTGGGGGGCTGGTAGAGGCCGACGAGAGAGTCAGGCACGCCAGGTATCCCGAGGGCTTCTCGCTGAACGCGTATTACAGAGAAACGCACTAAAAGAGGCCCTAAAAACAGAACAGCCGTACAACCAGCCGCTTCTCAGAGGAGTTCCGCTCACAAGTGCGTCAGCAGACACTCCGTATGCTGTGAACTTGCCCTACTCGGGGATGTAAAATGTATCGAGAGTTGGAAAAAATAGCCTTCATTCCCAACCCTGGGAAAGACGCCATCTATGAGAGACTCCTGCAGCGTGAAAAAGAGCTGGCACAGGTGCGAGGGGTCAAGGATTTCACGCCTGGAATGCGGATGTCTGGACGAGCTCCCGGCCCACATCCCGCCATGGAGAAGGAGATCCTGAAGGGTACAGGTCCTGGGGTAGGCCAAAAGGTAAAACACCATACGATAGGACGCCTTCGTCGATTGTGGACACAGCCTGGAAAGTACAAGTGGCTACGTCAAGGAGGTCTCCTGGGAGGAGCGGTTGGTTTGGGACTTCTAGGAAAAGCATGGATTGACTCCGCGAAAAACGAGAAACTCCTGAAAGAGCAGCAAGCCCAGGATGTCTTGCGCAAGTACAGTGCAAAGTTCGATTACGCGCCAAACGCGCCCGTTACGCCGAAGCCTGCCAAATTCCCAAAGATGCCCGCCCCGATGAGTACGAACGCGGGAAAGCCCGACATTCCGGGTACCAAGAAACAAAAAGTAGAGCAGGACTTTTCAGGAGAGTCCGCGGAGATCAAAGTGGCAACGACCAATGACGTACTCGCCAAGCTCGCGTTCATGGACGAGGGTGCGATGCCGTGGATCGCTGGACTCGCGGGGGGCGCCGGAGGGTACTACGCGGGTAAGAAAATCATTGACCCCATCCTTGGGCTCGGTCAAGAAAACCTGCGGCGTAAGATCCACATCGCGGAGAAGATCATTGAAGGATTGGAGAAGGGTAAGAAGGTTGCGCCGTTCGCGGGTGCTACCGTAGGTGCGATCCTCCTCGCTGCCATCGCAGCTAAGAAGGCCAAACAGAAGCAACGCGAAACCATGGAGCAAGTCGAGGCTATGGGAGGCCCCGCGCGAGAGGGATTCAGTCCCTACGACCGACGTGCTCTCTCCGACCCATTGGCGGCCTATTATGGGTGAGCCCACCATCTACCGTCGACCGACGGTTAACCTTCCTGCGAAGCCTCCCAAGAAGAGAGACCTAGAAAAGTGGCGCTGTCATCGTACGCGCAAGGGTAAACCCGTTACTGCCCCTCTCCCTCACAAGAATTGAAAAGCTCTCCATTACCTGGTAAAAGAAACTGATCTGACTGACCTAACCCTGCTACCCAGGCAGTCAGGGCTGTAGGTTGAGTGCACGGGGCTCACCTACGATATTGCGGGATGACGCAGTGGTAGCGTGCTAGGTTCATACCCTAGAAGTCGGGGGTTCGACTCCCCCTCCCGCTACTATGAATCCGTGTTCGAGTCCGGACCTTGAGGGAGTCGGGGGGCTCATAATCCTCGGATAACCCTCTCGGACTGACGGCAAGAGCACGCACCCCTGGTAGGGACCAACAGATTGGAGGACACTATGGCAACTTAGATTCTTTTCATGGGGCCGAAACGGTTTCGACGTGTGCGATGGAAGCGTACTGTGCGTGTCCCGCCTTGTGTGTTCGGCGGGTTAGAACGGACACTCAACTCGAACTGCCGACAACGTAGTTCCCTTCCCGACCCCGATGGCGACCCCGGTCGCCCGGGCTGCCTAAACGGCACGGGCGTGCCCTGAGTAAGGAGCTCGAGTAGCTCAGGGGGCGTGATTACACGAGCAAACCCAGGCTGAGTTCTGCGTGATGACGCCGGGTAAACGAAAGCGCAGTAAGGCCGTGATGACTTGTCTCTCGGAAGTCACTGTCTGAAACGAAAAGAGAGACCACACACGTGAAGATCAGTACGTAACGCGTAAACGGACCCGGGTTCGACTCCCGGCGGCTCCACCACACAGTCGGCAGCTGTGTTGCACTAGGGAGGGGTGCAGTGTATAAGTACTCCCTCATTGACAAACTAAAGAGGAGAAGGTCCGGATGGTCGATGTCTTTGGTTTGATTACTTTCCAAAGTCCCGGATAGCCTTCTCCGTATCTTGGCCCCGTCGACTAACGGTTAGGTCACTGGCCTTTCACGCCAGCAGTGGTGGGTTCGAATCCCCCTGGGGTCACCAAAGTTGCGGGACTCTGTTATACGAAGGGCTTGGCGCCGTCCTTTCGTAGGTAGGAGACATTAACGGGCCCCATACCAGAGGTAGCACGCGCCCTGCGAAGACGTGTAGATGCCGAGAGGGAGACCTGACTGAGGACTCTCTCGTCCCGCAACGCTCTTTGAAAATTTAATACGTACGGAGGTAAAAGAGAAAGATTTCCCTGGAATACAAGATCGCCTTTCGTGGTGATCTATAACTACGAAGGAGGACTCTCCATGACTGAAGCTAAGAACCCCAAAATTCCGTTGGCCAGGCTGCTCCTGCGCCGCAAGGAACTCAACGCCCTGTTCCAGGCGCGCTTCGATGCGCTGCGCCTCGAGCTCACCAAGGACGACCTCCAGCGCCGCAAGGTGAACGAAGAGACCGACCAGGTGGAGGGCGTGATCTCGCTCGTCGACAAAGCCGGGCTCGAGAAGGAGGCCGACTACTACGCGCACCAGCGAAGGCTCGCCGACAGCGTCGTCCAGCAGGCCAACTGGGCGACTGACGTCGAAGTCCCGGCCCACGTCATGACCGACGACGACGTAACAGAGACCAACGACAAAGCGAAGGCCAAGCTCGCAGAGCTCCTTGTCCGACGCAGGGACCTCGAACAGCGCATGAGCGCCTTCGGGCCTTCCCTCCGCTTCCGCACCGACGACCTGCACGAGCAGGTCTCGGACAGGCTCCCCATCGCCGATGGTCTCGCCAAGATCACGGAGAAGGTGGAGCGCAAGACTCCCTCGCAGCTGAAGCCATTCATGCAGCACGATGCGCTGCAGGCCAAGCTGCGGGCAGTCGATACTGTGATCCAGAAGGCCAACTGGGACACGGTCGTGGAGGTGCCGGTCACGGTGCTCTCCAACTTCTCGGCGTGACCCGGTTCTGACGTGAGGGTTCCCTGGTTCGCCGGGGGGCCCCACTGACGACCCGGTCACCATAGGATGGGCGTAGCGCAGGACTAGGGTTTGCACGGCACCCTAAGCCGTAGGTGTCACCGGTGGCATCGTCGCAACTCGTTTGATTGTCTACAAAACGATCAACACTCAATGGACTGGCTGTTAATCCAGAAACCAAGAGCTAAATGTATCGGAGAATACGTTTATTCAAGGCCACGAACTCCGACTATCGGAACATCAGAACCTTGAAAGCCCGAGTGTACCGAGTGAACGAACACCAGACCAACCGCCTCTTGGGGACATATCCTCAGGCGGTCGACTATCCGATATCCGACTATCCAAGTCCTGGGGCGCCCATCCCCTTTTTTCTTCCGTAGCTCAAAGTATCAGCACTTCGGGCCTCTTAATGTGTGCTATTCTACGGGTATGGACAAACACATCTTAGAAAAGCTAGTTGAACAACGTAAGAGCATCCGGCAAATAGCGGAAGAGATGGGGTGTTCATTCACTAACGCCAGGTACTGGCTTAAGAAGCATAACTTAAAAACGCTAACCAGGGTTCAATCACCTCATTGTTACGTGTGCGGGGAGACGCGCCCGGAGTGTTTCTACGAGCGGCGTACAAAAATATGTAAAGTTTGCCACAATAGCTACACAAAAAGAGCGAGGACAACAAAACAGATCCTACGGAATCATGTTGTTGGGAGGGGTGTGTAAACGGTGCGGATACTTCCGCTGCCAGGAAGCGCTGGTATTTCACCACTCGGATTCAACTAAGAAGGATCCCAACTTTAAGAGTCTTAGGGGGTGGAGTCGCGATAGGACAAAGAAGGAGCTTGGGCACTGCGTGTTACTCTGTGCGAATTGTCACGCTGAAGTCCATGCGGGCATTGACATTAGTGGGGAGTAGCCCAGCTGGTTTAGGGCATCAGGTTTTGGTCCTGAAAGTCGAGGGTTCGAATCCCTCCTCCCCATCTAGGAGAATCTCATGGCTTACATCATCGGAGAACCAATCATTAACGTGACTGGCACCTCTTCTGGACACTCCCGCCTCACGGTGCGCTTCCCGGTGTTGGAAACCCACAGTGGAGAACGACATTACCGGGGGGTAACCATAATACTTGACCCCGAAAAACTCTGGATGTTGGGTGACCAACACGAGCCTCCCCCGGTGTTGCCCGATATGCCAGTCCACACCGGGAGTGTAGACGTGGGTACGTACGTCGATACTCTCATTGCGACAGCTGAGCTCCAGGACGAGCTGAAGAAGCTCGCAGAAGAAGACGGTATCGATCTAGACTACCCTGAGCACATAGAACGCTGGAAGATCGGAGCGGTCAAACGTGCTTCGGAGCGTTGTAAGGAACGTAAGAAGTGAGTAAAATTGCTTTGAGCGGTGGACCTGCACGCGAGGTGCCCCCCCACATCCCCTCAGGTTCACCGCTCATCATTTTTCGGGGCATTCGCCTAGTGGTCTATGGCACCGGCCTGTCGAGCCGGATTCCAGGGGTTCGAATCCCCTATGTTCCGCCGCGCAGCTGTGACGTATCACGTTAGGCCGAGATGCGGAGAGAAGTGCGCGCTGCGCGAGGATTTCTGAGTACTGACTGGTTGGGCGTGCTTCTCTATGCCTGCGTTGGTCCGCCCTGGGTGAGGGACCCCGTTAAATACTAATCTCGGTACACCCAGACTTTTCTTACGGGGCGTAGCGCAGTCTGGTTAGCGCGCCAGCTTTGGGAGCTGGATGTCGAAGGTTCGAATCCTTTCGCCCCGACCGAGCCTCCATAACTCAATGGCAGAGTGGCTGGCTTTCAATCCACGTCGTTCCAGCGAAGACATGCGAGATGAGAAGGGCTTCTTCGACATGAGCTTCAAGAAGGATCCAGGTGTGAAGAAACCCCCGGAGGCGGGGGAAGAAATGACCGACTACAACATGACGGGCTTTCTTCGATACGCTAACATTCAGTGTAGGTGTGATCGACATTTCGGATGGGTCTGCCCTAAGTGCAAGGACGAAAATCTGTGGAAGTACAGCTTCCCAGAAACTGTCAAAGAAGCTGTCGACAAGGGGTGGGTAGCCTATGTTGTGAGCTACGATTTGACACCTAAAGGAAAAAAACTACTCGACCGACTGGAGCTGCGAACCATATGAAACTCTGGGTAGACGACGTTCGGCCTGCTCCAAAAGGCTGGATCTGGGCTAAGAGCTACAAACAGGCTATGAGGCTCATGGAAGAAAACGACTGGGATTTCGATGTCATCAGTCTCGACTATGATCTGGGCGAGGAGAAGACAGGTTATGACTTACTCTGCAAAATTGAACAGCGGTCAATGGAGTACATGAACTACACTCCGCTTATCGGCGTCCACACATCAAACATGATTGTCCGTGATAAGATGTGTAATGTTGCGTCTCGTCTCAATGGTAGGCGTCTCAGGAGGTGATACATGGGTAAGATCTACAAACGTAAACGCCGGTCTTGTGCGCTATGTAAGCCCCACAAAACGGGGGGTGCGGATAAGCTCAAACCTCACCAACGACAAGAGCTCACACTTGCAGAAGCCGAGATGCGGGAAGCTAAACTCTCGGGACGCCCTGACAAATACGACGATATGTGTGAGGATTCTCTGTACGACGATCAATTCCAATCCGAGTACGCAGAGCTTCATGACATGATCGACCACATCTACGATACCTACTGAGGATACGACCACCCTCTTCGCATAGCGGTACTGCACACGCTGTTGAACCGCATCCGCAATAACGTAATCGTTAAGCCGTCCTAGCTCAGTCGGTAGAGCAGCGGATTTGTAATCCGCCGGTCACGGGTTCGATTCCTGTGGGCGGCTCTGTACTAGATGCCTTCTACTCCGGAGGCGGGGGATGTTACATCCCAACAGACGGCAAACTGGCGCATGAAGCCAGGGGCCCGAACAAGCCCTCCGGGGGACCGGGGGCGTACTTTGTAAACCAGCTCGCCCTGCATCGGGCGTCGCTTGGCTTACAAGCCTACGCTACCCGAGCCCCCAGGAGGACAACATTCGTGCCCTCTCGAGACCCAAGTAGTACAACAAATAAAGGAGAGCATTTCATGATTTTTCGACACTACCGAACAGAGGAGAATGGTTGCGCCACGGTTGCGTTCCGGTCGGAGGACGGCCTGGCGGAATTGGGCGTAGCCTGGTGTTCCCCCGAGGACCCCTTCAACCGAGCCAAGGGGCGACTCATCGCCGCGGGCCGAGTGGAGACCAAGCGCGACAACGGGCACTACCACTCCATGCCACACACGGGAGATGTACAGCTACGCCCCACGATCTTCGCCATGTTGGACAGTATGAAGAAGCCCCGTTGGTTCGAGGGGTTCATTGGAGAGCTGGAAAAGGCGGGGGAAGAAAAGGAGAAGGAGTAATCAGTTCATACATATCAGAGTTTCCGATCTCGAGACGGAGAGCGTTACGCTCTTATACGCGGCTAACCTGGGAGTACATAGCGCGGCACTGTACTCTTACGGTTCTACTCGCGTGTTCCCTTAGATCGTCTATAGAACGGACGAAGACGCCAATCTTAGGGAACACGCCGAACAGAACCGTAAGGGTAGCATTCCCGCATATCAGTGATATGTAGAGCTAGCGGGGGTGGCGGAACTAGGTAGACGCGCCAGCCTTAGGAGCTGGTGGGATTTCCCGTGCAGGTTCGATTCCTGTCCCCCGTACCGTGCTTGAGAGATGGTTTCCGGTGACTGACCCTCCCTAGCAGGCTGAGGCCAGGATTGAAAGATCAACCTGAGCGGGCCCATGGGAGGAGCGAACAGCACTGTCAGATAAGGGACGGAACCGGTGACGGCTCGGAAAGACGAGCACTTTTTTAAACCACACAGGAGAACTGCCCCATGTCCAAAGATCCCACCCGAACACAAGCCATGCTTGCTAAATGTCACGACTGCACAGGCCACTACCACGACGGTAAAGACGATTGTGAAGTCACGAAATGCCCGCTGTACAAGTGGATGCCGTATCGCAAGCTAGAGCCCGACTTTGAATGGGCAGAGTACAATCCTCGCTCTAAGGGCCTTGTCTCGAAGGAAGAGACGAAGCGTGACTTCACACCAGAACAAAAAGAGGCGATGGTCAAGCGACTCGAGGCCGCGCGAGAAAGGAGATATCATGCCGATCTTCAGGATTCGGGTGTCGAGGACAATGAGTGAGAGTGGTGTCTTCTACGTAACAGCTGATGACGCACAACAAGCGAGAATAAAGACTTACGAAGATATCAACGAAATCATGGATTGCTACGGGGATTGGGAGTTCGACGAGATCATGAGCGACATGGCTGACATCGACGCCATTAAAGAAATAGGTAGCCTCCCTGAGTCTTATGAAATCCCAGCAGAGCTGTGCTTTGAAACGCCTCCAAAGGACGGTGATGTGTTCATGCCTGTAGACCCCCGCCAGCTGAAACTTTTTACGAGGTAAAGTCATGGAAGAAGAGAAGCTCCCACGCACGTGTGCAACGTGTGCGTATTACCGAAAAGAAGTACGAGACAGCGGCACAACGGGGGCTCCCTTCGACGCTCGGATGTGTAACCACCCACGATTCAGCTCAGTAATGGGCAAATGCCCTGAGCCAGATACTCCTGGATGTCTTCTCCACTCGGGCTTCGCGGAAGAGCTCGTGGAGGCTCGCAAACAAATCAGGCCTCCCCCCCCCTCGGGATGTTCGACGATAACATACGTGGTGCCCTGAATTTGCACTCCTTTTCTTGGCAGCTCAAGCAATACATAGATGATTTCCATGAGAACATGGGGAAAGCCGAGCATGACTACGCTGTGAACCCAACGGGGGGGGATCGAGGCGATTTAGTATATCGAATAGGATATGCTCTGATGCGAACCGACCGCAACCCATTGCGTACTGAGCTGTACAATATCGTAAACGATGCGCTACAAGCCTACCTAGAGCCCGCATTTGAGCAGTCGCAACTAGCGATCTTGTATCATATGGATTACTTGATCGCGCAGATCGAGCAGCGATACGCGCCCCTCCAGCAAGAAGTGGAGGAACTTCGACGAGAGGTCAGGAGGTTGAAAGATGAAGATACAGATAGCGTCCGACCTGCACTTAGAACTGCGGTCGAAGACTAAGTTCCAGATCCGCGACGATGCCGAAACGCTCGTCCTGGCTGGAGATGTACACAAGAAGCCCAAGAGCCTCGCCAAGTTCTTTCGGCGTATCCTCAAGCAGAACGACATTCCCATCGTCTACATCCTAGGAAATCACGAATACTACGGGCGTGTGTTCCCGGACGCGCTGGACGAATACCGAGAAGCTTGCGCAGATATCCCCCAGGTGAAGCTCTTGGAGAAGAAGATGGTCGAGATCAAGGGGGTGCAATTCTTGGGTACTACCCTCTGGTCCGACATCAGTAACCCCCTACATGCTCTGGCCGTCCAGGCAGGTATCACCGATTTCAAATACGATCACGGGGAGTCGCGCCCTGTCGTTCAGGTAAGGGGAACGTACGACGGTATGTCACCCTTCGTGTGGACTCGTGAGTACATGGAATGCCGGGAGTGGTTAGTTGAGGCGTTGGAGAATAGGAATCCCAGAAAGCCTACGGTTGTGGTCACACATCACGCACCCACTCGGGCAGTCCACCCCAAGAAGTTCTTGAAGTCCCTCACCCGAGCAGCATACGAGTCGGAACTCTCTGGCCTCATGGACCGATACAAGCCTGAACTCTGGGTTTACGGTCACGATCACGGACCGCGGGTCGATACTCAGATCTATGAGACACGAGTGGTTTGCAACCAGATGGGCTATTACTTCGAGAAGGCAAAGCAGACCAAGTACGAACCTTGGATCATTGAGGTGAAATGACCTATACTTCAAAAGATTGAAGGAGGTCACACATGCACCCAGCATATGTACAAGGCTACGCCGAGGTCATGACCAAAATGGCCAATATCACTGAAGAAGATATCGCTGCTGCTCTAGCTGGCCGCACCGACCGCGATATTTCTCCTGAGGAGGTGTCTCAGTACGCCCGTGAGCAAGGCCGCGAGGGCTACATGGGAGCCAGCAGCCATCCCAAATGGGGTGTCGGAATCGGCGGCGTGCTCGGTGGCGGCCTGGGTGCCCTGGGTGGAACGATAGCTCGTGGTAAGCCTGGAGTGGGGACCGCCATAGGTGCGGGCTTAGGCGCTCTTGGGGGCGGCGGTCTTGGCTATCTGGCCGGGAAAGCCAGCCAGAAAGGCGTAGGCCACCGTGAAAAAATGTGGGGACAGGAACTGGGCGATATCGCTCAGGCGGGACGAGTTCCGAGAGAACTTGCACATACATACGAGCACGGTCGGGAGCTTGAAAACCTCCTCCCCTACGCCAGCGGCATCCAAGAAGAAACCGCCAAACCTCTCACCCCTGAGGAGTTCGCGATGCTCCGCTCCGGCTTGATGAAAGAACTCATGACGGAGAAGGGCATCGAGGGGGCGCTCTCCGGGGCTGCGATGGGCGGACGCTATGAGGGAGGCGAAGAAAATAGCCGCGATAAGCTACAACGCCAGCTCATCGGTGCCGCCCTCGAAGGAGGACTAGGGACACTCAAAGGCATGCGCGAGGCTCGTGAACGCGCAAGCACACTCTCCGACCTCTACGAACGTGGTTACGGCCATTTAGCTGGACGCATGTACGGACACAAATAATCTTTCTACTAGCTTCCCCAACCGCTGAGTGGGGTACAGGACGTTACGTCCTAGGTCGCCGGGGAAACTGGTGACACGTTAGAACATTATCCCCCTCATCAAGGAGCCGCAGCGCACGACAGAAATAAAATCTCCGTCGAACAGCATCGTACACTCGTGTCGTTCGTCGATATTATTTCTGTCAGCGCACGCGCCCTTGATGATGGGAATAATGTATGATTCTAGTAGTAGAAGGAGGACCCTATGATTCACTGCACCAATGGGTACAACCCACCCCAGTATCGCATCGCCTGTACCGGCAAGTGGGTCACACCCGACTTCGACAAGGATGTAGCACCTCTTGACGACATCTTCATCGCCACGGACGGTACCAAATACACACCTGAAGTCCAGTACTCCAACTGTCCCAAGTGCTTGAACGCCATCCGAAATGAGGAGTTGGCCCTCGAGCCTGATCCTGAAGATTAGAGCTCTGCGACCGTGGCGGAATTCGGTAGACGCGCCGGATTCAAAATCCGGTGGGCTTACACCCGTGAGAGTTCGAGTCTCTCCGGTCGCAATTTTGGGCTACCTGCCCTATAATTTACGGCAGTAGCGTAACAAGGAGCCTCGTAATGGCGTCGGCACAAATACCAGGAACTTTGCCAAATCCTGAATCTATGCCTGAAGAAGTTTTGAGCTTGAAGAGCATGCTCCAAGCAGTGTTCGACATGGGAGAAACCGAAGTAGACAAATCTGCAGAGCTGTCAGAGAGCATACCTGACATTGAGTACCACTCAATGATTTCAAATGTGTATGACTACGGCCCGACTGCAGAGTCCTACTACGTAAACGGAACCCGTGGTTTGTATTCCGCTTTTATGGTGTACGAACCGGCGTTTAGCTATAGCCCACCACCTGAAATGGGTATATGGGGATACCTGGTTGCGCTCTTAGTAACCTGTGAGCATGGGTCTTGTGCGTTGCTCAACTGCAACCCTAAGATCATGGGGTCGGCTTCGATTCAGCACATTCCTTATCCGATGGATAAGGGTGATTTCTTTTTCTGGGCTGATTCAAACGAGCCCCTCACAGGGATCAGTGAAGATGGCACCATGGGCACCGCAATGGGCCTTTTGGGCGTACAGGGGTGTACCACTACTGGTGTACGTCTGCGCGTTTATTCGTTTTACAAGTTTGTGGAGAGGCTACCATGACACATACTCCGAGCCCCGCCATGGGATCCGGGTCTCTGCTGGGACTGTACGAAGAATCCTCTGGGAATGTTAAAACTGACGGTACTCTGTCTTTCCCTCTTCAACTTGGAGACCCCGTAGCTAACGCCCCTATTCTTCATCTCAGTATCGATACAGACTTCAAAAGTCGAATTGTTACGACACTGGATTTGGGAGCTACAAACCCGACTAGAGACTTCGCAACATTCCCCGACTACAATAGTTTCCCTGGTCTTCCTCTCTTCATAGACCCTGGATGGATGGAGATGCTCCTGAGCGGAGACGTATTCAACCAAGTAGCTTGGGGAGGCAAACTAGCCGTTAAGCACATGATTATCCGGTGCGTCCTCGGATCAGTCGCAGTACACTTCGGAGCGTTGGATCCTTTCCATACGTATCCAGCAATGCCTCCAGCTAAAACACGCCCCTTCATTCTTCAAGAAGGAGGAGTTCTGACGCACGCATTGAATGGTGATCGTCCCTTTGTTGTAACACTCGAGCGCACACCCCCGGAATCTCCAGTAGCGTTTATTCAAAACCTCCCAAGTATCTTCTTACAAACTTTCGAAAGCTTGAATCGCCTACGCATTGCGCTTTTCGTAGAGCGCCGGTAACCCCCAAGGGCGATAAAGGCAGTACCTGCTTAAGCCAGGGTGGCGTAACCGGTAGGCGCGCGAGACTTAAAATCTTGTGGAGGTAACTCCGTACGGGTTCGATTCCCGTCCCTGGTACAAAGTGTTGGCTTGCGTTAGTGCACGCAACCGAGAGAGCTACTCTCTCGAATCGCGCATAGTTTACGCGCACACTTGCTCCGTCCGCTGTCTCTGGATGCACACCACGACACAACTACTTGAATGCGCTCATGCCAAGGGATTGGCACTCGCTTTCCTCGGTTCAAGCAGTTGCAGAAATGTCCGACGTTAGCATCCAGAGATGCCTATCCCTCAGCGGACTCTACAAAGTAAGCAACACTCATTGTTACATATTGTAGAACATTGTATTATTAAGCTCATGCCGAATACAGACAAAAGAAAGTATACCGCTTACATGCGGGCCTACATGCTTAAGCGCTACCATGAACGCCGAACGCGCGCAGTGACATTGTTAGGCGGAGTTTGTGTAGTTTGCGGAGAATCTCATGACTTAGAAATCGACCACATCGACCGTAAAGAGAAATCTTTTTCGATTTCTAAGTTGTGGAGCGGAAGAGAAGACCGGTTTTTAAAAGAACTTAAGAAGTGCCAATTACTGTGCAGAAAACACCATCAGCAAAAAAGTATCAAAGAGAGAGGATGGAATTCCCGAAGCTCACACGGAACAGTAGCCGCATACACGCACGGAAAATGTCGTTGCGAAAAATGTAAAAAGGCAAAACGTAAACAGATGCGCGAATACCGAAAAAGTAGGAATGGACGGGTACCCTAGTGGCCAAAGGGACTGGACTTTTAATCCGGCGCAATTGCTTCGTGGGTTCGAATCCCGCCCCGTCCTCTAGGAGGACACACATGGACATCAATGTAGCTGAAATTCGAATGCTCCTTGGAATCTGCGTACGAGGGTTGCATCACGTACGCGATAACGAAGACAACGACTTAACACCTCCTGACCGTATAGAAATTCAGGAGATCGCAGAGAAGGCAGAAGAGGCGTATGACGCTTTACGCCCGTGGGCACCTGACGAATGGTGAGATGGGAGTTGACCAACGTGGCAAACGACTACTTACGGTTCAGTGAAAAAATAATGAACCTCACCCAGAAAGAATACGCGTGGTTGCTGCGCGTATTCAAAACTGTAATAGATGACATGGACCCCAATGAACTCAAAGCTTTCGCGGCAGAGTTGGAACTCACACCCGAAGATCTGGAATGGGGATGGCCAGGGTTCAGTTACAGTTTTGAGGATGCTGGCAAGGCCCTGTGGATCTACTCTGACGAATACGCCAACGTAGAGAATTTGGGAGCGTTTTTGCACTCCTTCATGAAAGTGACAGGAAGAAAGGACTACATAGCCGTCACATGGGCCGAGACCTGCGACAAGCCTCGGATAGGTGCATTCGGCGGAGGAGTTCTTCTGGTAACTGCTAAGACATACGTGGTGGAGTCAAGCTGGTCACGCCTCGGAAAGCTGATCAAAGAGCATCTCTAAGATTCTACATTTACGTGGTAAAAGATTCTGATACAAAACAGAATGATTCGGCTGCGACACTTGTTCACCAAGCCGCTGCCGACACCAGTTTGAGAAGGGCGAAAGCTAGTGCACATG